GGATCTTGTCCTTTAGGCGTTTGTTAGTCTTTTCTGAGTACCTCACTTCAGTTACTGGTGGAAACACCTTCTGAAATTCGTCCTCAATGGTGTTCATCTCTTCCTTAAATGTTGAACACAACTCGACACACAACTCTTGGTCCAAAAGCCAGCCGTTGCGCTCCTGTTGCTGTGCTATCCACTGCACCTTATGCTCCAACTCAATGCAGTCCTGCTTCTTCCAAGCCTTCATTTCTCCTGTCAACTTCCTATGAACTGCTTCAGTAACCTCTACGTCACGTATGCAGTAGTCGATCATCTCCTGTGTCAGACAAGAAAAGTCAGAATGGTCACCTTTGGGAAAGCTCAACTCGTTCCCCCAGTTCCTCAAAGAGTGACCACCTGACTTGCTAGGGTCAAAAAGACGTGAAAGTACCAAGGTATCGACTATGCGCTCAGAGGCTATAGAAACGCCCCAGAGACGTTTTAGGACAGGGACATCGTACCCTATTAGGTTATGCCCAATGACGCTCACAGAGCCTTCTAGGGCCTTACAGAGCGTGTCTGGAGTGGTATGTACGGTATTGACACCATTTTCCCTGGTTACGACGCACCAGATGGTCGTTGGTTCAAGTCCGTCAGCTTCCAAGTCAAGATAAATCAATCGTCCCCACCAAATAAATCGTACTGTAAGTCTTCAGGAGCTACGTAGTCTGTTGCATGGTAGTCCTTTTCTTCCATTGTCTTTTTTCTGTGGCAGTTTGCACACAAAACACGGCAGTTTTCTAATTCGTCAAAAATAGTGTTCCAACCGTAGTGGTGCATAGATGCCATCTTAGCCTTTTTCTTTGTCCTGTCAATGTGGTCCAGTTCTAGTGCCTGCGGTATGTCGTTGTACCCACATATTTCACACCCTCTTTCCATTTTGTAGTCTTGAATGAACTTTTTCTTGTCGTTCTTGTGCATTCGTTTGTAGGGCATTAAAAGTCCTCATCAATGTCGGGGTTTGTGACCTCGTTTAGCCTCCCTGTTTGTTTGTCGTACTGCAGCCAACATGCGGGTCCAGTTTCACCTGTGTACCGATTTTTAAGCACTCGTACTGTCGTGGTGTTTCTAATGTCTTCGTTAGCGTTCTGCTGGTCACGCTCCATACCGATCACGATGTCGGACAGTTGTGCAATCGCTTGGGAACCGCGGAGTTCACCCAAGCTGATCTGTGCGCCGTCTTCGTGGGCTTTGCCCTGTGAACGTCGTAAGTGTGACACGAGGAATAAGCTGATGCCTGTTTCGGCCACCAGTGTCCTCAGTTTGGTCATAATTTCGTCAATGGCTTTTCGCTCGTCTCCGGACTCTTGGGAAGACACGACGATTGACAGGTGGTCCAGTACGACGTACCGGCAGTCAAGGGCTTTTGCCATGTAGCGAACACGGGCGAGCAAGTTATCTGCTGAAGTTGACCCCCAATGGTCGAATAGGTAGTAACGTCCTGTTCCCAATGTGGCTTCCCAAAAGGGCCGAAGCTCGTCCACAGACGTGTCCTCTTCCAAGTGTAAGGGCCTGTTTGCCGCCACCGACATGATACCAAGCGTTGTTCGGGCCAAATCTTCTTCAAGCGCCAAGACTCCAATATTGCCTTCGCATCTGCGTAGAAGATCATATTCGATTTCTCTGATAAATTGGGACTTGCCCATACCACTGCCGCTAGTGATCGTGACCAACTCATACGGCCTATGCCCCCTAGTTATTTCATTCAAGCCGTCCCAAGGATACGGTATGGACTTGACTTGACGCTTCTCAACCAAGGCTTCCCACGTATCGACACCAGCCACAATACCGTCAGGTCTGTAGGTCTTAGCGTTGAACCATGCTTTAGTAAAGTCCTTGACTCGATTAGCCACCAGCATGTCCGAAGCGTCCTTCATTGGCAGCTTACAGATTTTTAGTTTGTTGGGACTGAATAAGTCCTTAACCTGGTCTATAGCGGCTTCGCCTGCCTTGTCATTGTCAAAGCAGATAACAACCTGTTCGTAATTCTCTAGCCACTCCAGTTGTTCTTTAACTTCCTTTGCGGCAGCGGCGGCACCACCACGTAACGACACCACGTCGTACTTGTTGCTGAACATCTCTGACACAGCCAAGGCGTCCAACTCACCTTCAGTGATTGTTAGGTACTTGTTGCCAACACAGTTTTGTTGTCCAAAGAACCCTGTACCCGTTATGTCGCCCGTTGTGTGGAAGTTTTTGGTTTTTACTTCCCTAACTTTTGCAGCGGCAACTTCCGTTGTGTCTATGCGGTAATAAGGGTAGTAATGTTTGCAAATGTCACCTGTCGTTGAAAACTCTATAGTTACGCCAAAACGCGCACAGGTCTCTTTTGAAATACGTCTGTTAGGTATTGCAGCCACTGTGCCAAACATCTGTAGAGGCTTGGCTTTGGCTATGGGTATCACTTCGGACATAACACCGTCACCATGTACATGATAGTCACAGACGGCACTGAAGCAGTGCTTAGAGCCGTCATCATAAATAGCAAGGGCGTCCGAAGAATTGCACTTGGGACACCCTTCATGTCGTAGGAACTTAGCCACTACTTAGAAGTCCGCTGAGTCACCTTCCAGGATTTCAGCTTCCTCTAGTACCTTCACTGCTTCAAGGTACGTTGACACACCATGAACTGGATGTGGTTGTCCTAGTTTGTACTTCAGGCGCACCTTAGAGTTATAAGGCACTTCACCGTTGTACGGGTTACCCTCAGCGTCAAACGTCTTTACGTTGTACTTGGACTTAAACTTACGCTGCTTGTTGCCTTCGTAGTCCTTAATCTTCACACCTTGTGCTGCCAGTGAAGATGCGTCGTCCTCGTTCATTGTAATGGTCATCGAGTAAGCACCCGTGTCCTGACCATTGAAAATGTCATGCTGAGTTAAGTTGCTAAAGTTACAAATACCTTCTACTACTGCCATTGGAATAATCTCCGTTTCTACTTGGGTTGCAACCAGATCATCTCTGGTCATACTATTAGTATACCACATGGTCACCTAGTCCTCAATAGGATCAGGATAAGGATCGGACACTTTTTGCAAAAGAATGTCCAAATCGTTCATTGAGATACGTACGTCACCATTCGGTGCCGGTCTAAGGTCTAAGTCCAGCTTAATGACAAACGGAATGCCGCCCCATTCGTCACGCCTCATTGCCTCATTAGCCACCTTACGTGCCTCATCATAACCCAGGGCGTAAATACTGTAGTCGCCGCCGGTGATTTCATAAATGCTGTGTTCGTCCATACAAAAGTTTCTCCTAAGTTTACTACAGTATTACTTCTGTAGTGTTGTCTTTGGTTAATAAACATTAGTTTAATTACTCTAGTTGTTACTTTAGTTACTACTTTAGTAGAGGGTATCAGAAACATCAACAAAAGTCAAGTCCAAATCTTCTGTAATTGTACCAACATCATCCACTGAATAGTCCACAGAAGCAAACAAACAACCATTACAAAGGTCAAGGAAATTACCGTGATTATCTTTTTTGGTTAGTTCTTTTTCTTCCAAAATCTTGTCACAGGCTTTACATCTCATTGCTCTTTCCAATTGTCCCCGTATATGTCTCTGCAGCTTCTCTCTAGTTCTGACTTGTCCATGTCTTTCAACTCCTGTTTAACCCTTAGTCGGTACATTTCAACCTCAAACTCTTCAATTAAGGACATCATGTAGTCAATCTCGTCAATGTCGAAGTAGTCCGTTGGGTCTGCTGGTAACTGTTGTTCAACCATTGTTAAGCCTCCTAGCTAGTCTGTGGACGTACCTTAAGGCGTTGTCCAGTTCCTTCATACGCTGTTGTTTAATTTCTTCCTGTTGGTTAAGTTCCTCTAGTGTTAACTCCAGGTTAGCCAGTGCAGCGTTCATACGTCCATGGTCAGGCTCAGCGTCTGGGTCATACTCAGGCTCTACATAGTCCCGATAGATCCCTCTGCCTTCAACCATGTTGTCATAGTCGTCCTGCCAAATGTCCACTAAATCTCTTGCCATGTTGTTTCACCTCTGTCGTCTTTTGCATCAAAGAATTTCTCAAGCTTACCAGATTGCTTTAGTTTTTTCAATGCCCTGTATTCCGTTTGTTGAACTTCTGCGCGGCTAATGTTTAACACCTTTGCAATTTCTTCCTGTGACATGTGGTAGTCACGGTACTGTCGTCGTCTAGCCATTAAAAATATCTCCAGTAGTCTTTAGTAATCTCACAACGTAACCAACCAACACAAAAGATGTAAGTGTCTCCAGTGTCACCATAAGCAGGAATAAAGAACGTCCTAAGCATTGGTGTTTTAACAAAGTAAAAGTCAATAGTCATTCGTTAAGTTCTCCCGCTGCATGATTGCTCTACCTATCATTTCAGGAATAGGAGGCACTACAGCATTACCTAAGCATTTAAGTCTGTGTGTCCTGTCGGGAACCCCATTAGCCACTCGACCCACGTCGGGTTCAGTTTTCCAGATGTCGGGTGTACCACTTGTGAGAGCATAAGTTGTTTTCCCTTCTTCATTCTCCTTTGTAAACAAGGATTGCTCAAGTTGCCCCTGTCTCGATTGTCGGATGCTTGAGGTGTCGGCCATAGTCTGTGAGGTTTTTCCGATATGCTGTCCTGCACCGCTGCACCTAGATTCCAACCGTGTTTCCCGTTGATGTGGCTGGGCGCTACTCCTTCGCCACCTGTCATCGCTGTTGCAGTAGGCCACAATCCAGACCCTGTCTCTTTTGTGGTGGGCACCAAGCGCGGAAGCTGGTATACAGTGCCACTCAACATCATACCCGATGGCGGAAATTTCCCAGAGTACCTGTCGGAACCAGTCTCCGTTATTTCCGTTAAGCAGGTTCCTGACGTTCTCAAATATGGCATATCTTGGTCGAACGTCCCTAAGCAAACGAGCGCATTCAGACCAGAGTCCAGATCGTTCCCCTTTAAGTCCTTCTTGTCTTCCTGCAACGCTGATGTCTTGACAGGGAAATCCTCCTGTAATGATGTCAACGGTAATTCCATCTGTTCTGAGTTGTTCTGCTGTGATTTGTTTAACGTCTTCATAAATAGGCACCTCCGGCCAATTCTTGTTTAAAACTTTCTGGGCAAAAGGGTCTATCTCACAGAAAGCCACTGTTTCAAAACCTGCCCTTTCTAAGCCTAGCGTGAAGCCACCAATGCCCGCAAATAGGTCTAAAACTTTCATTTCCTAGTCGCTCCCTTGGGTTTCCTTGTAAGCTTCTCGTGTACTGCACAGGACGCGCACCAGAGGCCAAAGAAGGCCAACAGCAGCGCCACGTCGTGCCAAGGTTGCCAACACTCAATCATGACACCAGTTCCTCTAGTTGTGACTGTGGCACTTCCTGAGCATCAGCACCGTTTAACCATTGGTTGATATGTTTGGTTGTGGTAACGCTGAACTTTTGATTAGTCCTGATGTACCCTCTATTTGGTAACCAAGCCGCCACTGGTGTTTCATAGCTGAACAATACGTCCATTTTGCCAGTGTGTAGGTCATAGGTTACTTGTGTTTTGTTGCTGCCTAGTTGCTTAAGTTTCATTGTGTCACTTCTCCTCTTAATATCGTTACACTTGGAATGTCATAGGTCGTTACTGTTTGACCTAAAAACTCGTGTTGTGAAACATAACGTGTCCGAATTA